AAACATAGTTTCACTTGCGAAGATGTTAGGTTATACTCCTACTTCTGCAAAAGCACCAGTTGCTTCACTTGACATTATTGTTAATGGTCCTGTAGGAACAACTTTAGTTATGGATAAAGGTACAACATTTACAACTAGTGTTGATGGTACTACTTACAATTATATTACAAACGAAGAAATATCAACTTCACCAGTAGATGGTGTATTTAAGTTTTCAAATGTTTCTGTATACGAAGGAACTGCAACACAATTTAGATATACGGTTGATGAACAAGATCCAGACCAAAAATTTATTATACCTAGTGCTAATGCTGATACATCTACTTTAAAAGTAAAAGTTCAAACAAGTTTACAAGACGCAACATCAACTACATTTACACAGGTTACAGGTTTAACAAAACTTTCAAACGAAAGTGCTATTTACTTTTTAAATGAAACTGAAACAGGTAAGTTTCAAGTTACTTTTGGTGATGGTGTACTTGGTAGAAAACTACAACAAGGTAACATTGTAATTTTAGATTACATTGTATCAAATAAAAGTTTATCTAATGGTGCAAAAACATTTACACCTGCAGGTACTATTGGTGGTTTTTCAGATATTCAAGTTACTACAAAAAGTGTATCGCAAGGTGGTAGTGAAGCTGAAACAAAAGAAAGTATTAGATACAATGCGCCGTTACAATACACAGCGCAAGATAGAGCAGTTACAACTTCTGACTATGAAGGAAAAGTATTATCAATTTATCCTAATGCACAATCAGTAAGTGCTTGGGGTGGTGAAGATGATGAGACACCTGTTTTTGGAGTTGTTAAAATTGCAATTAAAGCAGCAAGTGGTTCTACACTTACAACGCAAACTAAAAAAGATATTGTTGATAGATTAAAAGAATATAATGTTGGTTCTATTACACCACAAATTGTTGATCCAGAAGTAACATCTATCTTATTAACTTGTAACGCAAAGTTTGACGCTGCTTCTACAACAAAAGACGCTGAAACTTTAAAATCAGATATTATAACTAAACTTACAGATTACAATACAAGTACACTACAAAAATTTGATAGTGTATTCAGATATTCTAAAGTAGTAAAAGAAATAGATGACGCTGATGTTTCTATTTTATCAAACATTACAACTTTAAAAATTAGAAAGTCTTTTGCTCCTACATTAAATTCATCTTTGAAATATAATGTATATTTTAGAAACGCACTTTACAATCCTCATACTGGACACAACTCTACTATGGGTGGTATATTAACATCAACAGGATTTAAAGTAAATGGTTCTGATTTAGAACAATTTTTAGATGATGATGGACAAGGTAATGTAAGAAGATATTATCTGTCAGGTGCAACTAGAGTTTATACAAATTCAACGCAAGGCACTATTGATTATTCAACAGGTGCAATTACAATTAATTCATTACAAGTAACAACTATATCAAATATTAGAGGGAGTGCTTCAAGTGTAATTGAGTTAACCGTACAACCATCTTCAAACGACATTGTTCCAGTTAGAGACCAAATATTAGAAATTGATATTGCAAACTCTACCATCAATGTTGATAAAGATACTTTCGTTGGTGGCGCTTCAGACGCTGGTGTCGGTTACAATACTACATCTGCATATTAAGTAAATGGAATTTACTAAAAAGGTAAGTAATTTTATTGATAGTCAGGTACCCGAGTTTGTACTTGAAGACCATCCTAAATTTGTAGAGTTCTTAAAAACTTACTACACATTAATGGAATCTGCTGAGTTAACAATTATTAACTCACAAAGTACCGAAGGTATATTACTTGAAACCGAAACAAATCAATTTAATAATCTAGTGTTAGACGCTTCTCGTTTAGGTTCAGAAGCAACTCAAATAGACGCAGGTTCAAAAATTTTACAAGAGACTTCTTCTTATGGTGATTTCACTATGGGTGAAGTTATAAAAGGTCAAACTTCTAAAGCAACTTCTGTTATTTTAGCAGAAGAAAATGGTGACGGTAAATTTATTGTCAATGTACAAGACAAGTTTATAAAAGGTGAAGTTGTTGTAGGACAATCTTCTGGTGCTTCTGGTACTATTGGAGATTATAGACCTAATCCTGTTCAAAACATACAAGACTTATTAAATTATAGAGATCCCGACAAAGTTATTCAACACTTCTTAACTCAATTTAGAAATGAGTTTATGAAAACAATACCTGAAGATTTAGCAGATGGTGTTGACAAAAGAAACTTAATTAAAAATATTAAATCACTTTATAGAACAAAAGGTACTGCAAAAGGACACGAAGTATTTTTTAGATTGTTGTTTGGTTTAAAATCAGAAACATTTTATCCTAGAGAACAAATGCTTAGAGTATCAGATGGTGAGTTTACTTTTAATAGAGTATTAAGATGTTTAAATCCTATAGGTGATACTGGTAAATTAATCGGTAGAAAAATTACTGGTACAACTTCTAATGCAACTGCAATTGTAGAAAACATATCTCGTTTCCAAGTAGGGTCTGATTTAATTTCTGAATTTTTATTAAATGAAGAAAGTATTACAGGTACTTTTGCTGTAGGTGAAACTATACAAGGTACTGCTAGTGATACAGACGACTTGTTTATTAAAACAACTATTACAGGTATACCTGGAACATTTACAATTCAAAATGACGGTGCATTATTTAAACAAAACGATAATGTTAATTTAGATGGTGGTGGCGGTGGTGCAATCTGTCAAGTATCAGAAATAGGACAAGGACCTATTACAAATTTCTATATCAATGCGGCTGGTACAGGTTATCAAATAGGTGACCAACTTACTTTTGATAATCAAAATACAGATGGCGCTGGTGCAATAGCAGAAGTTGCTGTTGTTAATGGTGCAATTGCAGGAGAAACAGGAAGTGGTTATGACCATATTGTTTATGAAACTGCAACAAGTAGAAATGATATTAACCCAGGCGATAAAATAGTTTTAGAAGAAGGTATCGGAGATATTACAGATATCAGATTGATTAAAGGTGGTAATGGTTATAGCACAACACCTAATGTAACGGTTACAAGTTCAACTGGTATAAATGCTGATATATTTGCATATGGTGATGAAATTGGAAAATTACTTGGTATTAAAGTTATCGAAGCAGGTTCTAAGCACGAGCAAGCTGTTTCGCCACCTGTTGTAAAACTTCCTCAATCAATTATTATTTTACAGGCTAGTGGTGACTATGCTGTAAATGAAACCGTTACAGGTGGTACTTCAGGTAATACAGGTACCGTTATTAGTTGGGATAGTGGTAGAGGTTTATTGAGATTAAAAAATGTAACTGGTGCTTTTGTAGGACACGAAGTAATGACAGGTTCATTATCTACTACAAATGGTTTAATGGCAAAATCAGACACAGCGACTGCAACGGTTGATGTTGTTGCCGTATCTGCTTCTGAAGGTAGATATGTTTCAGAAGATGGTCATTTATCAGAAACAACAATGAAGATACAAGATAGTTTATACTATCAGGACTTCTCTTATGTAATTAAAGTAGGTCGTACAATTGATGAGTGGAGAGATAGTTTCAAAAAGACAATGCACCCTGCTGGTTTCTATTTTACAGGACAAGTTAATATTGAAAGTCAATTAAATGTAAGAAATAGAATGCCTATTATTGGTAGAGTTACTGGTATTGAGGCAAGTCCATTTATATCTGTATTGAATACATTGTTTGCAAGTATATTTGGTAGAAGACTAGGAACAGAAGATGATGGCACTACATTAAGAAGTAATCCTCAATTAGGTGCTTCAGAAGGTACAACTACTACTGCAACTAAATCACCTTTTTCTGCTTCAACTAGAGATTTAACTTTAAGAAGAACAAATATCGCATTTAGTTTTCAGTTCAAACCATTTTATACATTTAGAAGTTTTAACACCAACTTTGGATCGGTTTATGCAGGACCTAGATTAAGAAGTTTTAACAAGTATTTTCAACAATCAATGTCTGCTTCAAATATAAACTGGAAAAGAGTTGAAGAATTAAGAGTAATTGGTTCTAATACTAATGCTGATGGTACACTATTACAATATGGTGACTTATCAACTATTGCAAAGACTTATATAACTTACCCTGCTGAAGTATTAGTACCTCAAGGCAAATTTAGTAACACTCAAAAGAAATTTAGTAGTGGTATAGCGACTTTTGATAGTACCGCCTAAAAACGGTTATAAATATTAGGACATAGGAAAGAAAAATATGGCAAAACAAACAATTGGTCTAGGAACAACACCAAATGACGGTACAGGTGATAACCTGCGTGTAGGTGGTGATAAAGTAAACGATAACTTTAACGAGATATATTCTGCGTTAGGTGATGGTACTGATTTACAGATATCAACTTCTGGTGCTTCATCAAACCAAGTATTACAATGGTCAACAGCAAACAATAGATTTGAACCTACTGCTTCTGCGGCTGCCGGAGATATTTCAGTTGATACAACTCCACAGCTTGGTGGTGATTTAGATGTTAATGGAAATAGAATTGTCTCAACTGCAAATGGTAATATTGAATTAGTTCCTAATGGTTCAGGAGAAATTAAATTAGGTGCTCTTTCGTTTCCAACAACAGCAGGAACAAACACTTATGTTCTTGCAACTGATGGTTCAGCACAAATGTATTGGAAACAAGTTGGTTCTAATATTACTTTATCAGATGGAACAAATACTGATAACTATACCGTAGGTAATACATTATTATTTTCTGCACAATCAGGATTAACTTCAACGGTATTAGATGACACGGTTCGATATTCAATTGATAATACAATTGTTGCCACTCTTTCAGACACACAAACTTTCTCAAACAAAACTTACAACGATCCTATTATTTCAGGTAACGGAACAGGTACAGGTAACTTACGACTAACTGGTCAAAGTTATATAAAACAAGGCGGTGTTCCTCTTGCAAGTTTTCAAAGTGCCGTAACTTATGATGGTGCTTTTGCCGCTGACACAACTGCTTACAAAGCATATTTTGCGGCTAATGGAAGTTGGAACGAATTAATTACAGGTCAATCTTCAATTGACGCATTATCAGATGTTGACACAACAACTCAAGCACCTTCAAGTGGACAAGCACTTGTATGGAATGCTGGTTCTTCAACATTTAGACCTACTACAATCTTAAACAATGTATCAGATGATACTTCACCTAGTTTAGGTGGTAACTTATCAACTGGTTCTAATAATATATCAGGTTCTGGTACAATTGATTTACAAGGTAGTGGAAATAAACTTAAATTTAATTTTGCTAATTCAGGTTCATTTCCTAATTCAACAACATACGAAGGTATGTTTGCAACTGCTGTTAATACTAACAAAGCTTTCTATGCAACGACTTCAGGTTGGATTACTCTACTTTCAGAAAATGACGGAATTACAACATTAACAGATGTTGATACTACAACTAATTCTCCTAGTTATGGACAAGTATTAGTGTATGAAAATGTAGGTGGTGTTGGTCGTTGGAGACCAAACGATTATACTCCTTCCGTTAGAGTATCAGCACAATTTAATGTAACAAACAACGGTTCAAGTGATTATGTTTTCACAGGAGATGGTTTTCCATCTTCTCAAAACGACCCAATATTATATCTGAAAAGAGCACATACTTATCAATTTGTATTAAATGCTTCAGGTCATCCATTTGAAATTAGAACAGCAAGTGGTGGTTCTGCATATAGTTTTGGTGTTACAGGTAACGGATCATCAACTGGTACTATTACATTTACGGTACCAATGAATGCTCCATCAACTTTATATTATCAATGTACTTCTCATAGTGGTATGGGAAGCACTATAAATATATCATAAATATAGAAAAAGGAAGTAAATAACAATGCCAGCAATTATAACAAGTAAATTTAGAAGGAACAATGCCCAAGCATTTAGTAGTTCATTTAGTGGTTCGTCTGCTAATGTCTATTATCTTGGTATTGGTAAACCTTCTCCGTTTGGTACTAAAAATAGACCAGATGGAAGAACAGATAATTTAGGTTCTGACTCAGCACCTATAACACCTGCCGATAGTCCAACAGATGAATACGCAACTTTTGATGACTTATTAGCAGTAAAAAGAATTACAAGCTCAGATGTAAGTTTCGCTTGTCCTAGAATAAATTGGACTAGTGGTACCGTTTATGACTATTACAGACACGATTATGGAAATCGAATTACTGGCACGACTTCTGTACAATCTGCTAATAGTGGTGCAACAAACTTATATGATTCAAATTTCTATGTTTTAAATGGTAACTTCCAAGTCTACAAATGTTTAG